AAAAACATGCTCGCATCTCAGAAAACACCTTATGAATACGTAGTATATGATTCTTCAACTATCGAAAAACCCTTTGCTGAGAGGCTGGAGCTGAATGACGCTGTAAAAGTTTTTACGAAACTACCCTCTTGGTTTACAGTGCCTACTCCCTTGGGAACGTATAACCCAGACTGGGCTGTATTGGTAAATAATGAAGAGAGGTTGCGTTTATTCTTTGTGGTAGAAACAAAAGGAGATACATTCCTAGATGCTCTGCGATCCTCGGAAAAGGCAAAAATCGATTGTGGCAAAAAGCATTTTGAAGCCCTAGGTAGTGCAGTTACTTTCTGCGTAGCCAATAGTTACGAATCTTTTGAAGAGCAATTTAACTAATTATGTCTTCTTTTAAATATGCCGACAGACTAAAGTTCGAAAAGCTCTTTGGTATGGAAGGCGGGTATGTTCTTTGGTTCAGTAATAGAACATTTCGAGACTTTTTTATCTCTACGGTTGATATAGACATTTATGATGGATCAATTGCAGATAATTCATTGTCCAAGGCAAATCTCCTAAGAGCTTTTTGGGAAAAAGCTGACGATATGCAGATTGCCAAAGTCAATCGAGAGCTTCTAAAAATTTGGGTGGATAAAACAAATGATAAATCAGATTCTGACCAATCTCTGTACGATGAGTGTGTTCTCATAAACAACAAGTTATCTGGTATCTCGCTGGTCAAGAATATCGATGCTTTACGTTCAATTGATGCTGATGAAAGTCTAGATGCAATCATTGCGGACATTAAACACAACATAGAGTGTAACAAACCTGAGTTAACCCTAGACCGACTACATAATTATCTGGTTAACTACGGAAGAAAGCTCTGCGATAAGCATGGGATAAGATATTCAAGCAATAACACTCTAAACTCATTATTTGGACTGTATAATAAGTGGTTGCATGATTATAAGTTATTGGAATCCAATATGTCGAGTAAAATCATTGGTAGTATTGTAAAATTGTTTGATGATTTCAATTATGTTAGGAATAATGAGAGTGCTGCGCACCCTAATCCCTTACTGAACAAGATTGAGAGCTTGTTTATAGTCGATACAATCTGTAGCATCATCGAATTTATCAATAAAATCGAAGATGTCTTGGCTGGATCACTTTCTAATAATAAAGATGAGGCAAATTTACTACCATTCTAAAGGTTATTGACGGGTCAGATAATTACAGTAGTCGTCCTACACTTCCAATGAAATGGCGGAAATAGGGTGTGTGCCCCGGAGACACCAACCGGGTTCATATCTGAGTCGTATTCGATTTGATCATCTTTGATCCAGGGTGCGAGGGCTTTGATGTATTCCCGGGCATCATCGAGGCTGTTGGATTTGGTATCCAGAGCCATGAGCTTATCCATCACTTCCAATGCGTCATTCAGAGGATAGACCTTATCTTGGGCAGCCAGAGCCCGGCAGATATCACTGGTGTGATCATCGAGGATTACTAAGAGCTTGTAGTATTTGGCCTTGGTTTTCTTGTATCCCTGCAATCTTCCGAATTCCCTGATGCGCAGGGCGGTATGCTCTGCCAGTCCTTGCCAATAGTGGGCAGAGCGGTTGGCAAGGTCATTGAACTGATCTTTGAGGGTATCAGCAAGCATTTCTTTGGTGTAGCCTTGTTCTATGGCTTTGGAGAGGACATCGGTGAAGTTCTGCCTTATGTCTGCATCGAAGTGATTACCGATCCAGAACAACTGCTGCTTCTGGATGGTGGAAGAGAGATGCTGATCTTCGATGCCCCAGAGCCCGATACTGGTCTTGGTTGGGGCTTGCACTTGGGTGTCCCTCAGTCCAAGCCGCACACAGCGGTCTATTATCGCCTTGGTGGGCTCATTGACCAGGGCTGCGAAGTCATCTCCAAGCTGGGTGTTGATGATACCCATAAGCTTATCAATGGAGTTCTGGTTGAACTTCTCTGCCCTGGGCATATCACTCAGCATCTGGATGGCCAGCCGGGCAGCATCCCTGATCTCAGCCTTCCAGGCATTGTTGAGTATCCTGTAGTACTCCAACATGAGTCTATCGTAATAGTTCATCAGAAGACGAACCTCTTGACCCTGAATCTGTTCCTGCCGATATCGTATTCCGAGAACCGTTCCAGACAGCCAGCCAAGGCATCACAGCCATCGATATAGCCATCCGGATAGGTGAGGAACTGACTGATCAGTGTGGGAGTATCCTGTCCATCGGGAAAGAGCAACTTGGCGGTCTCGATGATGGTCTCGGTCCTCTCGATGCGGAGGTTCTTGTTGTCCTTGTTATCGATGCGCTTGATTCTGTGACTGATGGGCGGCAGACGGTTGTCCTGTGCCCACCGATCGAAGTCAGCCATGATACGTGCCTGGCCATAGGTGGTCTCACAGGCTGCCCTGGCTTTGACTCTATATGTTCTATCAAGTTCCTGATAGGTATCATAGTAATATCTGAAGAACTTGGTGTTCTCTGTCTGCCGTATCCAGACGTGAATCACATAGAACCTGTTGCCGTCATAGCCTATGGAGATAATGGCTTTGTAACAGCCTTTCTCACCCCAGGCAGGATCGGCATAGAGCCAGACCCGCTTCATCTTCGATGGATCAGGCAGAGTTTTGTATCTGGTGAACCAGTGGTTCTTGAAGATGTTCCCTTCAATTACCGGGTGTCCAAGCATCTCTCTCTGATAGCCGGTATGACCGAACTTGGCTCGCAGGTTTGGCAGAGTGGCAGTGGGGTATTGCTCCTCCCAGATGGATTTACCCTGCATATCTTCAAGTGAGAAACGCAATATCGCTTTCTGATGCGTTTTCAGAACCGACTGGCATCCCGTATCCAGATCAGGGTTATCAGCCCGTAATTCGCCCAAGATAAGCTCCTGAAACTGGCAGATCGCATAGTTAGGATGCACCAGGTTACCGAGCCAGACGATCCTGCCATTCCCTTCGGGTGAGAGAGCCCCGGCAAGCTCCTGGGTGATCTTCTCCATGCGTCTCTTGCCGATGGACCGGTTGCCCATGTTTTCTTCTTTGTCGATATCGTCACAGACGATCAGTCCGGGCCGCTTGGCGGTCTTGGGATTGATGGTGCCTCTATGACTCTGCTTGATGCTTCTGGCTCTGATCCTCGCCTTGTTCTTGAGATAGAAGTCGAGATCAAAGGCATCCACTGGTTGCAGCTCAGGATAGTCCATTGTGAGCCGCTTGTTGTTCCGCAGCTCATGCAAGGTGAAGGCTGTGCGTTCCTGTGCCAGGTCTATGTCTGCGGCTGTATGGATCACGTAGCGTTCACCCTGGATGATCATCCAGATGGGATAGACCACTCCCATGAGTACCGTTTTGCCCAGCCCACGAAATCCGGTGATGGCGATGATGCCTGAGCCCTTGTCAGTCTCATCGAACATGGTCTCATGCGCTGGGCAAAAGGGTAGCGGGAAGATGTGCGGGAAATAGGTATGGCAGAAGAACGAGAAGGCGTCCCAGCCTGATCCGGTAGTACGCCTGATCCTCTCTGCCCTGGCTTCAGGGTTATCGTCTATAAAAGGCAAGACGGAGATCGTTTTGGATGCGATCTCCGTCAGAGCCTTGTTATGCCGCTGAATGAACTTCTTAGGCATAACCGGGTATCATCCCAACCCCCAGCAGGCTGTTGGTAGGGGACCCCGAGTTTCCGGAAGGATCAGCGGAACCGGGGGGATCGGCTCCGCTGTCAGGCAGGCAGGATGTCGTGGAGCCGGAGGAAGTAGCTCCACTCGTTGGAGGGTAGGTTGGCTGGTGTGTTTGGAGGTAACCATGTGTCTATCCATTTCTGACTCGTAAGTACTCGGCAAGATCGAGCACGATACTTTGAAACTGTTTCAACATAGTCTCATAGCCCTTCTCGATCATGAAGTCGGTCACCTGATCCAGGAAGCGGACGATATAGTCGTTCAACTCCTTGGAAGGCTCAGCGTCCTTCTGATTCTGCCTGATCAGGCTGACGAGGCTCTGCAGAGCGGTGTCCGCCGGGTTCTTGGCATACTCCCGGAGCGCTTGGATGAGCGCCTTCTTGCGGGCCAAGTTGATCTCATGGTCGAGCTTGCGCTCTTCCTTGAACAGCTCGTCCCATTTGCCGGACTTGATCCACTTACGGACGGTGATGCCGGAGACTCCGAAGATCAGCGCCAGTTCCAGCGGATCGGTCTTGCCGTTCAGATAGGCTTCCCTGCAGTTGTCCCGCTTGATGCGGAACTCATGGCTGTTACTCATACTCGGGGCGTACCTTGTGCTTCTGCAGGTAGAGGTTGAGGTCTTTGCCGGAGCAGCGCAGCTGTCCGTTTTCTTTGGTTCTGAAAGCCGGCAGAGGATCGCCGATGTCACGTATCCAGCGGTAGACGCTGGAGCGGTCAACCCTGAGGATCTCGGCTATCTCATCGGTGCGGTAATTGCGTTCGTCTTTGAAGATGTTCATCAGTTCCTCTGCGGTGTTGGTATTCATAGGTGCCATTATTCATTCTCCTGTGCTTTGATCAAATAGAGATGAGTTACGCTGCCACTGTTTCTCACAGGGCGGGAAAGTTGAGGACGATCTGGCGGAACTGGCCCGACTCGTCTCGTTCATAGAAGTTGATGTACTGCTTGGTGGCTACCACCTGGATGGCCTGGTCGATCAGTTCCATCGCTTCCTTCCAAGTCTTATCCTTGATGTTATAACGGCGCAGGCGCAGGATGCGGTACTTGGCGATCTCGCCTTTCTTATCAACCTGGAAGGCTTCGCTGATGATGGCCCGGAGGTTGACGTTGGAGTCGGCGGACCAGGCTTTCAGGCACTCGTCTATCTTCTGCTTGGCGAGTTGGAGTTCGATGCCGAACTGGATGCGTTCCTTGAACCTGATCTCCACCCGGTACTTGCCGTCAAAGCTGTTGAGGACGGCATTGCCCTTCCAGTCCAGGCCGTTCTTCTCGGCTACCTGCTGGAGATAAAGCTCCACGTCCTCAAAGAACTTGTTCTTGTCAGCCACCATACGGTCATGCAGCTTGATGGCCCGGTTGATGGTCTTGCTTACGATGGCGTCCTGCTTGAGGATCTCAGGTCTGATGATCGAGACCGGAATGCTCTGGCCGTTAGCGTCAATACGGGTGGGTACAGGCTTCTTAGCCTTGGGGGTCTTGGGTGTGTCCATTGGATGTCTCCTTGTTGTCTGTATATTTGGCTTTCTTTTCATTCTGTTTGATATAGTTCTGCAGCATGGCGATCACAGCTCTGCGCTCCTTCTTGTCGAGTAGGTTCCAGTGGCTTTTGGAAAAGTGTTTTAGCATGAATGCCCGCAGTTGGGACTCGGTCCAAGCCGCGGTTTTCATGAGATAGAACATATACATGCCCTGGCGGTCGAAAGTAAAGACTTGGGGTCTGCCATGCCTGCGGTACTTGAGCAGGAGTGCCTTCAACTCAGTTAAGCGGTCCTCCGGCAAAGCCCTCAGCGATTCACCATAACCGAGGCCCTTGATGATGAACCTGAAGGCATCAAGCGGCCAGTGGAACTTTTTGACCCTGAGGCCGTGTATCTCCTGGCGTAGTTTTCGTTCCCGCTGTTCCTGATCCATAGAATGCCCCCGGTTGGCTGGTCTTACAGTGCTTGCTGTGGGTGTTGAGCCATACGCTTCTTAGTTCGGTACGGCGCTCTTTGCTTAGGTGGCATCCCGGCCTTGCTGCGCAGTTCGCCCAGGATGCCTTTGATCACAATCGATCCCACCATGGGGATTTTCTGGTGGTCTAATACGCAGTATCCGCTCTTATCGATGCCGATCACCTTAACCGAGGCCATCGCCTCCAGATAGACGAAGACCCACTGGCGGCTTCTCCCGAAGGCTTCTGCGATGCTCCTGATCGAGGTGAAGCTGCGTTTTTCGATCAGATCGAGAAGTGCCAGGGCTGCCTTTGGATCGAAGCTCCAGTGCGCCCGCAACTGCTTATCCAGATTGGTACTGAAACGGTTGCTACGGACATAGATGGGCTCCCGGTTGCTGGCTAACCTAATGATCTTGTCCTCAAGGAGTTCGCTTATGATAGGCTTAAGCTCCCCGATCTCCAGTCCCGTCATATTGGCGACCAAGGGCACATCGAAGGGCTTGTTATACTGGTTGACGAAGTTCAGCACAAGTTCTCTGGCGGTCATAGGTCTCTCCCCAGATCGAGATTGGCAATGGAGAGTTGGGGATTGCTGGCCTTGGCCCGCTCGATGATGTACATGATCTTCACAGCCTTACGGAGATTGCCTTCGCAGTTGAAGTCGATCTTGTTTACTATAGACTCATCCACCGGTATCTCCATCACTTCCTTGGCGATCTTGCGGATATCGTCCCTGCCCACTTTCCTGAACTCGTAGAAGTAGTTGCAGCGGTCGAAGTAGTGGCGGTTGATGGCGGCCAACCTGTTCCGGGCATCCTGCATCCCGACCAGGATCACGATGGTGAGGGTGACATCCACGATGTCCCGGATGGCACCCAAGAGCCGTTCATGTTTGAAGGCATAGTCGATCTCATCGATCACGATTACTGTCTCCGGATTGTCATCCAGGAGCTTCAGGCAGTGCTTGAAGATGTTGTTGGTGGTGCCGCTGGGGATGAACTCACCCAGTCCGAAGCGGCGGTAGAGGGCGGTCATCAGATCGACCGCGAAGGACTTGGGAGTGGTGGTCGATTCCAGCCGCATATAGATGTAACCCCGCATGAAGGCGATGCGGCTGGCATAGGTGGTCTTGCCCAGGCCGGGCTTGCCGTAGATCAGGCCCAAGCCTACCATCTCGGTCTTGGGCCGGTTCATCAGGAACTGGATGCAGGCATCGGCCCTGATTACGTTCTTGATTTGCACGAGCTTGTTGGGTTTCATTGATCCTCCTTGTCAGATTATGCCGACTTTTTTCAGCATGCCGTAGAAGCTCTCGTCATCATCTTCGTCCTGTTCTTCGGGTTCAGGATCGGCTGTTGATGTATCATCAGGTGTATCTTTAGTGTTTGGGTTTGGTTTAGCGGTTCCGAAGTTCTGCGCTTCCGGAGCTATGAACTCAAGTTCAGGCAGTTCCTTGACCATCTCCCGCTCCATCTCTTCAATGCGGTCTTGAGCCTCAGGTTCGGGTGCGGTGATCATGCCGCCTTGTTGAAAGGTGGGATTGGGTGCGTTCAGGCTTTCCCGCACATAAGGTTCGAGGAGATTATCCACCGCCTCCTGATTACGCAGTACGAAGTCTCGGGCATGCTGTTCGGTTAAGCGCTGCAGCTTCTTGATCTGCGTGTATTCCTTCTTGAGGGACTGATGCGAGACCGGGTTGTTCTTATCGATGTGGATGAAAGGATGCTGACTGCGTCTCAGCTCTGCCTGGCAGATGAAGTTGTCTTTCATGTCGTAGACCAGTATCCACCTGGCCTCGGCATAGTCATATCTGATGATCACCGGCTTGCCGATGTTGTCCATCAGGGCGACGTGCCAGTAGAGCAGCTTGTTGAATACTATACCATCGTTTCTAACTGACTTGCGTTCGGTGGCCAGCATCATGAAGTTGAGCTTATCCGGCCTGAGCATCCGCTCTTCCGGCACCAGTGCGGAACTGAATACCTGCCAGGGTGTCTTGCCTTCCAATGCACCATGCTCGGTCTCGCCGTAGATGTGCCTGATGTAGAAGCCGATCATCTGCATCGTATCCTGGATGGTGGGAGCCTCACGCTTGTATAAGGCTTTTGCCCACTTCTCATTACGCATCAGGGTGGATGGCTTGTTGGCTACGTTGGCTCCCCGGAAGCTGCTGATGAAGCGTTCGAATTGCTCCTGGAAGGTCCTGAAGAAGCGTTCGATCACCTTGGCCTTGGCATTGTAGCTCTCCGCGAAGTGAGCTTCGATACCCAACTTGGGGAAGACACCGCCTAATTCGAGTTCCAGGTCATGCCTTTCCCAGGACTCGTGGAATAACTTGGCTCTGAAGGCCTTGCCATTGTCGAGATAGACCGCTTCGGGCACGAAGGCGAAGGGTGGCCGGGTTTGCACCGTATTCCCCTCGGCATCGGTCTGCAGATACCAGTGCGAGGTATTGAGGAAGGCATTGCGGAAGGCGGTCTGGATATGCTGGCTATCCTCGGTAAAGGCGAGTGAGGCACCCACCGGATACCTGGAAGCCCAGTCGAAGACCATGATCATGGTCATGCGTTGAGCTTTACCGGTATGGGGATTGAGGATATCGAAGGCCAGCGTATGACCGTCGGCCACCCAGACCTGACCCACATGCAGGAGCCGGGCATCCCGGTGGATGGTCTTGACTATGCGTTCCGCCACGTATTTGCTGCCCTTGCGGGTCTGTTCCCAAGTTGCCAGGTGGTTTTCCATCCACTCAGTGCACCATCTTCTCAAGGTGGGCTTGCTGGTGGGTGACTCAAAGTAACCCAGCCTGGCTTGAGCCTTGAGCATGTTGATGGCAGAACCGATGGTGATCTGGTTGGGATGCAGCAGAATGCTGAGCAGGACATTGGACTCGGTCTCGGTCACCTTGCGTTTATGGCTGACATTCTTGCCCTTATGCAGCAGTGCGAACATGTCCTGATTGGATTTGACATACTGGTCG